AAAATGAAAAAGACTGTAACAATAGGAAATCATATTTTTTACAAAGAACAGAGGATATAAAATGAGACTTCATTTTGAATTTGAACATAGCGGACAAACTATCACCTTTAGTCTCTCAAGAGAGAAAGATGAGTTTGAAGATGATTTTTTCGAAAATTTTCTTCATTCTGTGAGAAGTATCATGAAGGGAGATAAAATTGTTCTTAAAGAAGTAAAACGGGAAGAAAATGTTCTTAATGTTTATAATCCATCTATTTGTAGAGTTTGCGGACTCTACTTTAAAGAAATGGAAGGATGCCATTGTTATGATGTCAATTGCCCAAAAAGAGGACAATTATAATATGCCGACTAAAGATGAAATGAAAAAGTTTGCTTATGCTATTGATTCATTAGTAGCAAACACAGACTACACATACCTTGAAGCCATTGTTGAATATTGCACAAAGATAGGCATGGAAATAGAAATTGCAGCTTCTTTGATTAATTCGGATTTGAAATCTAAAATCGAAGCACAGGCGATGGAACTGAATCTTCTTAAAGTTAAGACTACAAAATTACCGATATGATAACTGGATATGAAGCTTTCTGTATTTACAATGCAATCAAATTACATTTTTCCAATGAAAAATATGATTTCTTTAAATATGGGGGTAAGAGTAAAGTTACAGTAGATTCGTTTGAGAAAAGAAAAGACAAATACTATTTTTATAAACTTTCTCGTAGACTTCCTAAAAAAGAAGATTTAATTCTTTTTCTTGCCAGTAATTTTGTTGAGAATGAAAACACATGGATTGGTGATCTTCTTTTGGAAGAATCAGAAGAAGTGTACAGAAAAAGATTGAAAGTCATTCAAAGCATCTCATATGTTTTTGAAAATGATTGTAATAAAATTTTCGAAGATGTCGATGAGCCAAATGATATTTTGCAAGTGAAAAATGGTGAATACCCAATTCTCTTGAATAAATCTCTGAGAAAAGAGATAGAGATTGAGTCTTTGATTATTCTGAATGAGATTTTGAACTTCCTTCCTATGTGGAAAAGGAAGATAACAGATACCGTAAGATGGCCTGAGCACTGTAAAAAGATTGAGAAATATTGCCCATTTATCCCGAAGGATAGTGTAAAATGTAAGCTCATCCTCAGAAAGGTGCTCAGCCTAAATGAAAAAATTGCCCATTGATATACACTACTAAATAAAGTATATCATGTTTTTGTGGATAATCCGTAATATTAATACATACTCCGTTATACGAAAGGAAAATTATGACTTCTTTTGCATCTCTTAAACGAAACAAATCTTCGTTTGAAAAACTCACTAAAGCCATTGAATCAACCAACCAATATTCTGATGCTGGTTCCAAAGACGACACCAGATTTTGGCAACCCGATGTTGATAAAGCAGGCAATGGCATGGCCGTTATTCGTTTTCTCCCTGCTCCCTCTGTTGATGGTGATGACGCTCTTCCTTGGGTTCGTTATTTCAATCACGGTTTCCAAGGCCCCGGTGGTTGGCTTATTGACAACTGTCCCACAACCTTTTCGGAAAAGTGTCCAGTTTGCGAACACAATTCTGTGCTTTGGAACTCGGGAATCGACGCCAATAAAGATATCGCCCGTAAACAGAAAAGAAAGCTAACCTACATCTCTAACATTCTTGTGATTTCTGATCCTAAGCATCCAGAGAATGAGGGTCAGATTAAACTTTTCAAATTTGGTAAAAAGATTTTTGATAAAATTTCGGAAGCTATGAATCCGGAATTTGAAGATGAAAGTCCTATTAACCCATTTGATTTTTGGAGTGGCGGTAACTTCAAACTTAAAATTCGTAATGTTGAGGGTTATCGAAATTATGACAAATCTGAATTCGAAGATCCCTCGGAACTTTTCGATGGTGATGATGAAAAACTTGAGCAACTCTGGAAGAAAGAATTCTCTCTTAAAGAGTTGGTTGATCGCAAAAACTTCAAAAATTATGATCAACTGAAAACTCGTCTTGATAAAGTTCTTGGTCTTTCTTCTGCTCCTATCAATACTAAAGGTGTTGATGAAGATGTGTCGTATGATGATGACGATGATGTGCCTGCGAGTAAGCCATCAAAACCAGTATTTAAGAAGACAGTCAGTGATGACGACGATTCAGTTACTCCTGTGAGTAAGAAATCGTCAGATGAAGATGATGATTTGGACTTCTTTAAAGAACTTGCTAAATCAGATTAATATTCTGAAATAAAAAAACCCGCTTCGGCGGGTTTTTTCTTAAATAACTCTTGATAACAACGTAGCCATATCCACATCAATAACTGAAGCTGGCACAGTTACAGATGGAGCAGCGGAAGATGGAGATCGAACATTATTCGTAGTTGGAGCATTAACGACAATAGGAACAGATGGCATAAAGCTTGCCATTTTATTCTCTGCTGATCTTTCAGATAAAATACTTCCGACCTTCGAATCGTTTCTTTGTAAAACAGCCATGACTTCGCTGCTTTTTATGTTAGCTTTGTTCACTCCTCCATAGAACGATTCGTTACCTGTGCTTATTTGACCACTTTTTAATAATCTTCCTTTTGGTGCTGGAATCGAAGCCCATTCTTGTGATAATTTATATTGAGCCTCTTCTAAATTTCCCTGTTGAATAAGTTTATTGATGTTTCTTCTTTCGATTAAAGCTAAGGCTAATCTGTCTTGTAATTCTGGTGTAAATTTTTCATTTGCGGAAACATCACCCTTTTTCATCAACATATTTAAAGTATTAGGTATAATTTGATACTTACCAGCAGCGAAAATTGTTTTTTTATTTTGTCTTTCTTCTGCACTCATGTTTTTTGTTGGCGCTCTACTTAATATATCACCAACTGTCATGTCAGTAAGTTTCTGTCCTATTACATCAGTAGAAATACCCGATCCAACAATAGATCCCTTTGCAGTTCCCTGATTCATAGAATCATAGGAAAATTCTTTACTCCCCTTTTCTTTGACTGCCTCACCTTTCGCTATCAGTTCTAATAGAGGATTCTTTGAAATTTGCACTGGAGTCATGTTCTGTGGTGGCGGGGCTACAGGTGGCTCCACAAACCCTCTTCCGGCTCGCATATCAGGAACTCTTTCAGAGGCTGTTGGTTTTATTTCTACCTTAGACTTTTCTGTAGTTTCAGGAGCAGGAGCAGTTCTTTGATTTTTAATAACTTCTGCTCTTTCTTTTATATCTTTGATTGAGGGGTTTGTATTACCCTCCCTTAAAAGCTGTTCTGTGGCAGTATCTTCTAAATAAATTCTATCAACTTCAGTCTGTCTTCTTATTCCTTCAGTTCTTGTAGTGTCTGATTTTTTGCCTAATATAGGATCATAACCATATTGTTCTATTGCGGCTTGACGATTTTTAAGAGAATCATACTCTTTTAATTGTGCTTCCTCTTCAGTAGATAATATCTCACCTTCTGATTTTCTTTTCGACAATTCAAGATACTTTTTTTGCTTTTCATCTTCATTCCCTTTAAGATAATTCATTAATGCTGCCACGCTTGTGATTGCGGCAAGACCTATAAAGAAAGGGTTTGTGACGATTTTTGTTAAAAAAGAAATCAAAGAAGTCATTATTTTTCCGTCTAACCCAAAAGCTTTTATAATATTATCAATACTGAAAGCCGCTAAGATTCCTGTTAAAATAGTTGAGCCTATATTTTTAAAAGAGTTGATGATGCCGTCTTTAAGATCTTTAAGAGTTTTAGTAAACATACCCAAAAAACCAAGAGGAGATGCTTCTGTTTTCTGTTTTTCAGGTGTTGTCGTTGAGACTGGAGTCAATTTTCTGTTTTCTCTTTTGAAGAGATTTTCATAAGTGGCTTCTCTTTCTTTTGCTGCTTTAAAGAAAAGATCTGTTTTATACGTCGGCTTCCCACCACTAATTTTTACAAGCTTAGCGATATTCTGTCTCATCAAATTCATGTCTCTAGACATGGCTGGGAGAACCATTGTATTTTTTGCTGTTATTTTTGAATCTATTAAAATAGAAGAATCGTCTAGATTTTCTTTGATTTGATTTGGAGATTGGCCGAAATAATTATTGGTTACATTAGTTATAGAACCATACTTTCTTTCATTGTCCGGAGTTGCTTTATAAGCTTTAAAAAGAGTTGGGAACATTTGAGCCAACAGTCCCTCTTGATTGAAGACCTGTCTTGGATCAACCTTTTCGATAGCTCTCTTACCCAAAGTGGAAAAAATCCCCCCACCTTTCTCTTTTTCTTTTTTATAAATTTCAGCAAGTCTGGTTTTCTTATTTGCCATTTATATTACCTTTGTTGTAATTTTATCTTTTCTTTCTCGTTCTCAATATACTGTTTTAACATCTCAACATATATCTGTCTTTCCCACGGTATCATATTATCCAATTCATTTAAACTGTATTTGTGATGTTGAACCATAGCAAAATTTACAGTAAAATGATTGGAAAGATTGTCATGAGAAAGACCTACATGAAAAAATTTTCTATACCCTCCACAACAATTTTCTCTTTATATCCACACTTAGGGCAATTGAAATCCAAATCCTTTTTTAGATAAGGCATAGTTTTGAAAAAATGTTGAATTTTTTCCAAATCATCTTGAGTCAAATTTTCAATGAATTCCACCAACTCTTCCT